AAAGGAATGTTTCATTAATCATGTCTGGTTCAGTTGTAGGCGATACAGTTCCAGATCATTTAACTGCTATGGCAGAAAATAGAAAAGATTGTTTAATTTTCTTATCACCAGAACAATCGGATTGTGTAAACAATTCTGGAAATGAAGTTGCTGATATTACAACATTAAGAAATACACTTAACTCTTCTTCTTTTGCTGTTATGGATTCAGGTTGGAAATATCAGTACGATAAGTATAATGATGTTTATCGCTGGATTCCATTAAATGGAGATATTGCTGGACTTTGCGCTAGAACCGATATCGAAAGAGATCCATGGTTCTCACCAGCAGGATTTAACAGAGGTCAAATTAAGAATGTTGTAAAACTATCTTGGAATCCTACAAAATCCGAAAGAGATAGTTTGTATAAACTTGGTATTAATCCTGTAGTTACTTTCCCAGGAGAAGGTACGGTTTTATATGGTGACAAAACTTTGTTATCTAAGCCTTCTGCATTTGATAGAATTAATGTTCGCCGCCTCTTTATTGTACTTGAAAAGTCTATTTCAAGAGCAGCTCGCTCTTCGTTGTTTGAATTCAATGATGAATTTACAAGAGCGCAGTTTGTAAACCTTGTAGAACCATTCTTACGTGATGTTCAGGGTCGTCGTGGTATTTTCGACTATCGTGTCGTATGTGATACAACAAATAATACACCAGAAGTAATTGATCGTAACGAATTTGTTGGCGACATTTATATTAAACCAGCACGTTCGATCAACTTTATTCAACTTAACTTCGTTGCAGTACGTACAGGCGTATCGTTCAATGAAGTGGTTGGATCATTCTAATAAATAGAGAGATAGGAGAAATTTAAATGGCATTTAACATTAACGAATTCCGCTCTCAGATGCAAGGAGATGGGGCAAGACCAAACCTCTTTGAGGTTACTATGCCCTTTCCTTCTTTTTCATCGCCAGGAAATGCACAAACAAAATTATCGTTTATGTGTAAAACGGCACAATTATTTGCTGATTGGACAATTACTGTTATTAATGATGAAGATTTTATTATTCGTAATGCGTTTGAAAGATGGATGAATGGCATCAATAGTCATAGTCTTAATGTTCGTACACCTTTAGCGCAAACACCTTCATCATATTCTGTAGATGGTGAAGTAAGACAGTTTGCAAAAAATGGTGATGTTTTGAAGAAGTATAAGTTTATTGGTTTATTCCCATCAGATATAACTCCAATCGATGTTGATTGGGGTGCTAATGATACAATTGAAGAATTTTCAGTGACTCTTACTTATCAGTGGTGGGAATCAGCTGAAGATGCTGTGGTTTGATAGAGAAAGAGCCATCGCTCTTTCTCCTTTTATAGGATTATAAATTTTGGCTATAAAATTATTTGGATTTACTTTAGGTAAAAAGGACATTGTTCAGGTCGAAAAACCTGAACAAGCTTCCTTTACACTTCCAACCCAAGCTTTAGATGATGGTGCCGTTACCATTACTAGTAATGCCTATTACGGTACATATGTTGATCTAGAAGGTTCGATACGAAACGAATTAGAACTTATAACTCGTTATCGTGAGATGGCAAATCATCCAGAACTAGAAAAAGCAATTGACGAAATTGTCAACGAAGCAATTACATATTCTTCCGATAAAAAAGTTGTTGATATTAATCTTGACAAATTAAAAACAACTGAATCAATTAAGAAAAAAATAATAGAAGAATTTGATAAAGTACTAACTCTTCTAAACTTCTCTAATTTAGCTTCCGATTTATTCAAAAGATGGTACATCGATGGTAGAATGTACTATCACATTATAGTTAATGAAAAGAATCCTAAAGAAGGTATTCAAGAATTACGTTATATTGACCCAAGAAAAATTAGAAAAGTTCGTGAAGTAAAAACAGGTAGAGATCCAAAAACTGGAGCACAAGTAATTCTATCTACTGCTGAATACTATGTGTATAATGATAAAGGCACTACAACTCAAAATTACACCGCATCAACCAGTCCTGGTTTAAGAATATCTCCAGATTCAATCATCAATATTAATTCTGGTATAATGGATGCAAAAAATACTTTTGTAATTTCATTCTTACATAAAGTAATTAAGCCATTAAATCAACTTCGTATGATTGAAGATGCTGTAGTTATTTACCGTATTTCAAGAGCACCAGAACGTAGAATTTTTTACATCGACGTAGGTAACTTGCCAAAAGGTAAAGCAGAACAGTACCTACGTGATGTTATGGTTAAGTATCGTAACAAAATGGTATATGATGCTTCTACTGGTGAATTACGTGATGATCGCAAACACATGTCAATGTTAGAAGATTTCTGGTTGCCTCGCCGTGAAGGTGGTAAAGGTACAGAAATTACTACATTGCCAGCAGGTCAGAATTTGGGTGAACTAGAAGATGTGAAGTATTTCCAAAAGAAACTTCTTAACTCACTAAATGTACCGCTTTCCAGATTAGATGAACAAAGTGGTGGAGGGTTTGCTGGATTAGGAAGAAGTCAAGAAATTACCCGTGATGAATTAAAATTTGCAAAATTTATTCAAAGACTTCGTAATAAGTTTTCACAAATGTTTACTGAAGCTCTAGGGTTACAATTAATCTTAAAAGGTATTTGTACATCCGAAGAATGGAATGATTTTAAAGAGTTAATTATCTACGACTTTAAAAAAGATAATAACTTTACTGAACTAAGAGAATCTGAACTCTTACAAAACAGATTGCAAATGGTTGGTATGGTTGATCCTTACATTGGCAAATATTTTTCACACGAATTTGTAAAGAAGAAAATTCTTCAAATGACGGATGAAGAAATTTCTGACATGCAAAAACAAATAGATCAAGAAGATGAACAAGGTTTAGGTGGACCAACAATGGGTCAAGCCGAACCTCCACCTCCTTCACCAGATGAATACCCACCAGTAGATAATACTATTGACGATAGAAATTCCGAATCGCCAACTCCAGAATTGGACGCTGAAACGGATAGGTATTCATCAATACTAAATAGACGATAAAGGAGAAAAATATGAACATTTCACAATTTATAGATGATGTTGTTGCAGGTAATGCTTCAACCGCAAAAGAAAGTTTAAACGATATTCTTTCAGCAAAAGCTTTTGAGAATATTGATAATCAAAAGAAAGAACTTGCAAGGTCTCTTTTTGGTGGGCAACAAGAAAGTTTCGAAGAGATTACTGACGATGAAGAATCTTATGCAGAAGATGTAGAACATGACGGTGAACAACTTGACGAATTATCTAAATCAACTTTAAAAAGTTATATAAGAAAAGCTGGTGACCAAGCATCGGATAGTAAACAAGAATTGGATCACTTGAAGCGTTCACCTGATGCGGGTGATAGATCAATGGCACGCGACGCAGGTAAAAACTACGTAAAACGTACAATTGGTGTTCATCAAGCTGCTAATAAATTAAATTATGGTAAATAATGGTTAAGTAAATGAAATCTTTAAACGAGTTTAAAAACTTAGTGGAAGAAGAAAAATCAGACTATTCTAAGTTTGATGTTTTAGTTCGAGCTGGTTTGGCAAATAAAGCACAGTTACAAAGAATACATCGTATTTTAGATAAGATGCAAGATGATCGCCCCCAGTTTAATAATGCTGATAAGATGATTCTTCAAAACTTGTTTAATAAAATGGTAGATTTAATTACCAATAATAAACAAATATTTCAAAGAACTAGACAAGCTGTTCGTGAAGAATCTGAAGAGATTAATGAAGGTGTAATTGACACTTCTGACTTTAAAATAAGTTCTTCTGGTAGAAAAGTAAAAGCTCATCGTATTACAGTTGGTGAGAAAGAAAAAGAAGTAAAAGAAGAAACTATTATTGAAGCAGATTCTAAAGCTTCAACAGAAGATCCTCCTGTTATGTTAATGTTAAAAAGAAAAGCAATTCGTATTTACCCAGACAAAACTAAGGTTGCTCTTTATTATAACTCTAAGTTAGATAAACACTTTACAATACCTTACGGTGCAGGTGTTGATTCCGTGTTGCAATCTGAAGAAGTTGAATTAGAAGAAGCAGTTATGGACACGTTGCATAAAATTGTTTCTGGTAAACAAACACAGTCGGTAAAATTTGCTAACGGTCAAACAAGAAAAGTGGATCATTATACAGCTTCAGCAATTACACAAGTACATAAAGCTGTAAATGATGAGAATAAGAAAAAGTTGGCAGATATGGTACATAAATCTCCTGCTCACTTCGAAAAGGTAGCATCTTTTGCTTTCAGTAAAGTAAAATGAATTTAATAAATTTAATTTTAGAAGGCAAAGTTATCGAAGCAAAAAAATGCTTTGAAAATTTAATGCTTCAAAAAATAGAAGAAAAATT